TTTATTTCCCCTCGCGTTTCTTTAACCCCTCAATTAAATTAACTACAAAATCAATATCATCTTTTGACATATCCTCAGCTGCATCAAACAGCAATCGCATATCTGGATTGTCTTTTAATTTATTGGCGTATTCCGCCACTTCAGGATCTATGTAATATGAATCATTATTTAAGCCCATTAACTCTTCTGGAGAAACATGCAAGGCCTCTGCAAATGCATAAATTTTAGATTGTGGTATATCAATTTTTCCAGCTTCAATTTTAGCAATGCTTGTTCTATCTTTATATCCTACTTTACGAGCTAATTCTTCTTGCGATAATTCTAATTTTTCTCGTAGAGCTTTGATATTGGCATATAGTTTCATAGGTTTTACCTTTCTTTTTAATGCCCCTTACAAAGTAAATATATTATATATGTGAAAAAAAATCAACATTTTTGTAATTTATTGTTGACACATAATCACCCTTGGGGTATATTATAGATGTGATTAAAAATCACGTTACAAAAGGGGGTGAATAGATGAAGAGTTTAAAAGACGTGATTATTGAAAAAGGATTTCGTATTTCGTGGATAGCAAATCAGCTTAATATTACGAGATACACACTATACAATAAAATCAATGGAGTAACCGAATTTACGGCATCTGAAATTGCAAAATTAACAGAAATCTTACATTTATCAAACCTTGAGGTTAAGTCTATTTTTTTTAAAAAGTATAGTGATTTAAAATCACATCAATAATATTTAAAAGGTAATGCAAAGGAGATGAAACATGCTAGTACAAAATCAAAAAGACCTGTTAGTAGCCAATGCTGTCTATGGAAACACACCAACTGTATTCGGTTGGGCTGGCCGAAATGCTGAGTATGCACAATATTGGCGAAAGATCATTAAAGATTATTTCGCAAAGCGACATACAAGCAAACTTTATAAGAAATCTATCCACGGCAAAATCAGAGAATGTCGTGAGGCAGATAGAATGGCAAAAATGGAGGCACATTATGCAAGATATTAAAAAACGATTAAAAAAGCACATTCTGTACATTATGGAAACAGGAGCTACACCACAGATACTTCCAGAGCTAATCAGACAGTATGAAGTACTAGATGAAAAATATCCGGATTTAAAAGAAGTGAATGCTCCAGTTGAAGAAGCGCCATTCGACTTTGAAGATACTCTTTTACCACATGTTAAAGCAATTACACAAGCTTTAAGAAAGCAAAATAAGTTAACTGGTAGTAGTTTTGATTTAGCTATCTATAATTCTTGTACAGTTCTTAATGAAACAGATAATAGTGATACTCCAGTCAAAGATTCACGTTATATTTATGTGGATGAATAGAAATGGATCCTGCAGTTTATACAATAAAAGACGTCGCTAAATTGCTCCAATGCAGTGAAAGCAGCGTCAACAATTTAAGAGAACGGGGCATATTACGCGAAGTAAAAGGACTTCCGGGCGTCCGATTTAATAAGAAAGAAGTTGAGGCGCTAGTAGGGATTGTAGATGAATACAGTCCACTGCAATACAGGAAGTTAAAAATGGAACGTGATAGCTTGTTTGAAGAAAACAAAAAACTCAAAAATGCTATAAGAAAAATAACCAGTGATTTACTGGTTATGGTAGGAGGGGAGTTGAAATTATGATTACTGCTTTAAAATGGGCGGCGTTCATATGGATTATTGGATCCATGGGAAGCCTAGAAATCGATAGAATTGGGTTTGTTCAATTCTTATTGCAAATCATTACAGGCGGACTTGTTTGGGTGTGTGCCGATGTATATGAAAAAGAAAACGCCCGCTAATAGCAATTGGAAAGACTAGCGGGCGTAGGCAAATTATACCTAAAGTAATTATACCATGGAGGAAAAAAATGCAAAAAAAATCGAAATCATATTAACACCTAAAGAAAATGGCGGTCATGATATGGAATTTATCTTAAATAAAGATGAATTTAATGACGGAGTACTAGAAGTTACCACCCTTTTGGCTGCAGCTGCTCATAACTTTGGACATAAAAATCTTAATACTACGCAATTTGTAGCATTTTTAGAAGCCGAAAAAGATATGTGTGAAAAACGAAAAGGAATGGCTCTTTTAAATGAGTTACTTAATATATTTGAAAAGGAGAAAACAAATGAATGAAAAACAACAAGTTTTAAATCTAACAAATATTTGTGATGGAAAGTTAGAAGCTGAATTTGAGGAAATGTACAAAGATGCATTACGAAAAATCTCAAAAGGTCAGAAAGCTAAAATTACCATCAACATTGAAATGTTACGAGTTCCAGATACTGATACCATCGTAGAACTTGGTTACAATATTAAATCAACATTACCAGCTATCTCACGTCGTGCTATTGGTTCTTATGCGGATGACTTCACTGTAAAAGTCGATGTCAACGAAAAGCCAGAATTGGAAGTTCTAACATTTAATTCAACAACAGAAAAGAGAGGTTAACACAATGGAAGAAAAATTTAACTTAAATGTACAAGCAGCAAATGGTGAAGTTATTATTCGTCGTGGTGAAGCCAATGACATATTCCAATATCACGGATTTAGATATGAAATTAGTAGTGCTGAATCATTTGTTAAAGGTGTAAAAGCTAAGGGAGACCCTAAAACATCTGTTATTACATATTCAGATAGAAAAGTTGTGGCCGTAACAGACTGTACCGTAACAGATCGTACGCAAGACAAAATCGTATACGCATTTCAAAAAAGCGAACAGTTTAAAGAATGGGATTCCATCTTTGGTCTAAATTTAACACAAAAAGAAATGCTTGATTTACTCCGAATTCATGAACATGAAATCGAAGATTACGAAAAGCTTTTAATTGCTGTTAGAAACTTCAAATACGTAACACAAACGGAAGGCGATTTTACTAGAACTGATGATGACAACTATGTTATGAGCATCAAAGTAAAAGAAGCGGAAGGTACTTTAAAGATGCCTCGCTTTATCTTCGTAAACATGGTCATTCTTAATGAAAGCCAATTCACTCAAAAAGTTGAAGTGCAATTAGACATCATTAAACCTAAAAACGAAGGGGATAAATTATCATTCAAGTTATCTTGTCCAATCATGAATCGTTATATTAAAGAAGCTATCAAATCTGAAACCGATTCAATTAAATCTGAATTAACCAATTACTTGTTATTGGCTGGTACTCAAGAATAAGGAGCAAATGCATGGGAGAATCAATCAAAATTAATTCATTTGAATTAGAAAATGTAAAACGTGTTAAAGCTGTGTCTTATGAACCATCACTTAATGGATTAACCATTATTGGTGGAAAGAATGGACAAGGGAAAACATCTATTCTTGATGCCATTGCTTGGACACTAGGCGGTGCAAAGTTTGAACCATCTAGTGCGGTGCGTGATGGGAGCTACAACCCACCTAAATTAGAAGTAAAACTCTCTAATGGGTTAGTGGTTACACGTAGTGGTAATAGCAGCACATTAAAAGTCGTAGATCCAGAAGGTAAAAAATCTGGTCAACGTATTTTAGATGGTTTCATTGGCCAATTAGCCTTAGACCTTCCTAAGTTCATGGAAATGAGTGATAAGGAAAAGGCAAATGAACTTTTAAAATTATTGGGCGTAGAAGACGAATTAAATAAACTCGAAGGTAAACACCAAGAGGTGTACGCAAAACGTCATTCTATTGGTCAAATTGCAAATCAAAAAGATAAGTACGCTAAAGAGTTAGTTGGCTATGATGATGTGCCACTTGAACCAATTAGCGCATCAGAACTTATCCAACAACAACAAGCCATCTTATTAAAGAATGCGGAAAATCAAAAGAAGCGGAATAATGTGTCGGCCATTCAAGCTCAAATGGTCACCATTAACAACTTGGTTGATGAAACGCAAAAGAAGCTTGAAGAACTGCAAGCTAAGCAAGCTCAATTAGCTGAAGATTATGATATTGCAACTACTGCAGCGAAAGATTTAGAAGATGAATCAACGGCTGAACTCGAGGAGCAAATTAAAAATGTAGATGCCATTAATCAAAAGGTACGTGCTAATCAAGAACGTGCAAGAGCATTGCAGGAAGCCGCTGATTATAAAGCAGATTATGATAACTTGACTGGTGAACTTGAAACTATCAGGGAAGATAAAAATAAACTGCTTGAATCTGTACAAATGCCATTATCAGGTTTATCCATTCAAGATGGCGTCCTTATCTACAATGATCGTCAATGGGATTGCATGTCCGGTGCTGAACAACTCAAAGTAGCTACGGCCATTGTTAGAGCTTTAAATCCTAAGTGTGGATTTGTACTTATGGATAAACTCGAACAAATGGATGTAGACACTATGAAAGAATTTGGTGCATGGCTTGAATCGGAAGGCCTACAAGTCATTGCAACTCGTGTTACTAATAACCAAGATGAATGCTCCATCATTATTGAAGATGGACACATCAAAGGTGAAGAGTACAGTAATGTGGCAGCACCAGTTAATGAAACTAAACCTGAAAATGAATGGGGTGATTTTTAATGAATATTACGACAGGTAAACGAAAACGAGCTCAGAAGGTCGTTGTGTATGGTACTGAGGGGATTGGTAAAACAACATTTGCTAGTCATTTTCCATCACCTGTATTTATTGATACGGAGAGCAGTACAGACCATTTAGATGTAGCTCGTACTGATAAGCCTACATCATGGCAAATGCTTATTTCCTTTGTTAAGGAATTTGCAACAATGCCGGGTTTCTATCGGACTTTAGTTATTGACACGATTGACTGGGCGGAACAGTTATGTGTTGAGTATATCTGTGCTAAACATGATAAATCTGGCATTGAAGACTTTGGATATGGTAACGGATATGTATTCGTTCGCGAGGAAATGGGTCGTTTCTTAAATCTGCTTGATGAAGTTATTAATGCAGGTATGAACGTAGTACTTACTGCTCATGCTCAAATTCGTAAATTTGAACAGCCAGATGAACTCGGAGCCTATGATCGCTTTGAATTGAAACTTGGCAAAAAGACGGGCAGTCAAACCTCTCCACTTATTAAAGAATGGGCGGACATGGTACTCTTTGCCAATTATAAAAACGAAATCATCACTACTCAAACAAACAAAAAGAAAGCAACCAATGGTAAGCGGTTGATGTATGCCACCCATAATCCTGCGTGGGATGCTAAAAATCGTCATGGATTACCAGATATGATGCCATTTGAATATAGTCAAATCGCTCATGTTATCCCTGATGATATATTGCCAACTGCTGCAGCACAAGAATTAGCACAAGTCGCTAATAATGAATATGCTCCAGAAGTAATGAATGCTACTAAAGAACAAATTGGGGAAATCACTACAACACAACCTGTAAGACCACCACAGGAAGCTGTTGATGCCAACAAAAACGAAACACCATTAGTTGAAACGGCTATTCCTAAACCATTAAAAGACTTAATGGTTAAGGATGGAATTAAATTAGAACAAATTCAATCTGTAGTTATCGCTCGTGGTAAGTATCCAGCTGGTACGCCATTTGAAAATTATGATCCAGAATTCGTTAATGGATGGATTATCCCATTCTGGCCAAATATTGTTGAAGCAATTAAGAAAGGAAATTAATTATTATGACAGCACAAAGCAATTTTGAAACATTCGGTAAAGCAGAAGAAGTATATTCATTTGACCAACCTATTCTAGCGGAAGAACGTGAATATACGTTACTTGAAGCTGGTTCTTATCCATTTGTAATCACAGATGTAGCAAAGAAATTTTATGAACCTAAAGAAGGTAGCAAGCTACCATCTTGTCCACAAGCTCAAATTACTCTCGAAGTAGATGGTGGTGATCAAGGTAAAACAAAATTGATTCACAACTTATTCTATACGAAATCTACAATCTGGAAAGTTACAGAACTATTTATGGCCGTAGGTCTTGCTAAGAAAGGTGAAAACTATAATCCGGACCCTGACCAATTAATGGGTAAATCCGCTATGTGTGAGCTAACACAGCAAAACTATGTCAAAAATGACGGTAATAATGGTACTCGTAACGAAATCAAAAAATGTTTTGCAAGTCCTAATGCTCAAACTAATGGATACGGTACATTCTAATGGAACTTAGACCGTATCAACAACAGGCTGTAGACTCGATATGGCATGAATGGGAAACGGTTAATAAAACATTGTTGGTTCTTCCGACTGGTACAGGTAAAACAATTTGTTTTGCCAAAGTTGCTGAGGAAGCGGTTCGCAGGGGTAAGCGTGTTCTTATCCTTGCGCATCGTGAAGAACTATTACAACAAGCCTCTGACAAAATTATGAGTGCGTCAGGGCTTACAACGGCAATGGAAAAGGCTGAACATACATGCCTTGGACAATGGGACCGCATCATAGTAGGTTCAGTTCAAACCTTATGCAAAGACAAACGATTGTCAATGTTCAGTAAAACGTACTTTGATGTCATTATCATTGATGAAGCACATCATGCTGTATCTAGTAGCTATCAAGCTATATTAAATTATTTTGACCAAGCCAAAGTATTGGGAGTTACGGCCACACCAGATCGCTCGGATATGAAAAATTTAGGGCGTGTATTTGAAAGTTTAGCATTTGAATATACGTTACCTAAAGCTATTCAAGAGGGGTTCTTGTCTAAGATTAAAGTACAAACATTACCGCTCACATTAGATATCTCATCTGTTAAGATTTCAACTGGCGATTTTTCCGTAGGTGATATTGGTAGGGTATTAGAGCCTTACTTAGAGGAAATAGCCAATAAATTAATGGAATACAGAGATAGAAAAATCGTCGTATTCTTACCATTAATTGCTACCAGTCAACGATTCTGTGAAATTCTTAATGAGCGAGGATTTAAAGCAGCAGAAGTAAATGGCAAAAGCCAAGACCGTACTGAAATTACACAGGCATTTGCTGAAGGTAAATATAACGTACTTTGTAACTCAATGCTGCTCACGGAAGGTTGGGATTGTCCAAGCGTTGATTGTGTTATTGTATTACGGCCTACTCGGTCTCGTGCCTTGTATTGTCAAATGATAGGCCGTGGCACACGTCTTTCACCGGGTAAAGATCATCTATTAATTTTAGATTTTCTATGGCACGTAGAACGTCACGAATTATGTAGACCGGCTCATTTAATCGCTAAGTCAGATGATGTGGCCAAACGCATGACGGAAATTCTTGAAGAAAAAGGAATGGACCTTGAAGAATGCGAAAGGGATGCAGAATCTGATGTATTGGCTCAACGTGAAGAAGCGCTTGCAAAAGAACTCGCTGCTATGCGTAAGAAAAAAGCACAACTTGTTGATCCATTGCAATTTGAATTTTCTATTCAAGCGGAAGACCTCACTCATTACACACCAGCCTTTGGTTGGCAAATGAGCGCCATTACTGATAGTCAAAAGAAAACTCTTGAGCAATTTGGCATTAATGGTGACAACATTGAAGACGCTGGCAAAGCATCTATGCTCATTGATAGATTACAAAAACGTCGTGAAGAAGGCTTGTCTACCCCTAAACAAATTAGATTCCTTGAAAACAAAGGCTTTAAAAATGTAGGAACATGGACCAATAACCAAGCCTCTAAGATGATTAGCCGTATTAGCGCTAGTGGCTGGCGCATTCCTAAAGGTGTAGTGCCTGCTACATACAAGCCACCTGTAGAAGAATTCACCCCCCAATGGTAAGGAGTTAACATGGAAAGCAAAATTGATTTACGAGAACTACTCGAATATATAGACCCTTCCCAATGCTCCTATGAGGAATGGTTAAACGTAGGACTTGCTCTCCATCAAGAGGGCTATCCTATGTTTGTATGGGAGGAATGGTCTGCAGATGATGGAGAACGATTCCATGAAGGCGAATGTGCTGCTAAATGGGAGTCATTTGGTAGGTACACCGGAAAGCTTGTTACCGGAGCCACGATCACTCAAATGGCAAAAGAAAATGGATGGACATCGAAACGTAAACTTGAAAATAATGAGGCATTAAGTTTTGACTCCATGGTATTAGCCACAACTCCGGAACAATATCAAGTTGTTGATAAGAACTGGATTGAAGAATCAGATGTTACAATTCCTAAATCCTATCCTTTAGAGCAACGTAAACGGGATATACTTACCTATTTGACCACGTTATTTGAGCCAGAGGAGTACGTTGGATATGTCGTCAATACATTTACCTTACCAGACGGCAAACAGTCCCCTACGATGGGAAATTATAGCCGTACGGTACAACAAATCATAGATGGTATTAACGGTACGACACAATTAGAAAACGTGTTCGGCAGCTTTAACAAAGAAATGGGCGCATGGATTCGGTTTAATCCAATTGATGGTAAAGGCGTTAAGAATGATAACGTAACTGCATTTCGATATATGTTATTAGAATCTGACAATATGTCACTCGGAAAACAAAAAGCCATTCTTGAACAATTAGAATTACCAATTGCAGCTATGGTATTTAGTGGTGGCAAATCAATTCATGCCATCGTTAAAGTTGATGCTTACTCCTATGAGGAATATAGAAAGCGTGTTGACTTTATATATTCCATTGCTCAAAAGAATGGCTTTAAACCGGATAAAAAGAATCGTAATCCTAGTCGATTATCTCGAATGCCGGGCGTTATGCGTGATGGTAAACCACAATTTCTTATGGCAACTAACATTGGTAAAGAAAACTATAAGGAATGGGAGGAATGGATCGCATCCGTTAATGATGATTTACCGGAACCAGAAGAACTTGACGCATTATGGGATAACATGCCAGACCTAGCACCTCCATTGATTGAAGGGATTCTCCGTGAAGGACATAAGATGCTCATTGCGGGTCCATCTAAAGCGGGTAAATCATTTGCGTTAATTCAATTATGTATTTCCATTGCCGAAGGTAAGCCGTGGTTTGGATTTGACTGTACACAAGGTAAGGTTCTATATGTCAATTTAGAACTTGATAGGGCGTCATGCTTACACCGTTTTAAAGATGTATATGAGGCCCTTGAGCAGCAACCAACAAACATTGGGAATATATCCATATGGAATTTACGTGGTAAGTCATTACCAATGGACCAATTGGCACCTAAACTTATCCGTAGAGCTCAAAAGCGTAATTATAAGGCTATCATTATTGACCCTATCTATAAGGTAATCACTGGTGATGAAAATAGCGCTGATCAAATGGCAAATTTCTGCAATCAGTTTGACAAGGTTTGTACTGAACTTAAATGCGCAGTCATTTATTGTCATCACCATTCTAAAGGCAGCCAAACTGGTAAACGGTCTATGGACCGTGCATCTGGTTCTGGTGTATTTGCTCGTGATCCAGATGCATTACTTGACCTCTTAGAACTTGAACTCGAGAACATGAACGAGGATAAACTCCAAGATGCTCCTATTGATACTAACCAATGTACTGCATGGCGAATGGAAGGAACACTCCGAGAATATCCTAAATTTAAACCGGTTGATTTATGGTTTGAATACCCCATTCACAAGGTAGATACAAACGGGTTCCTTGCAATGGCTCAATTTGATAGCCCGCAGTCTAAAGGATTAGACAAGATGAATAAACGCAAGCAGGCCGTTAAGGAAAAGAAAAAAGAGCAATTGGTAGATGCTTTTAATATTGCCGCTGCTGAAAATGGTTTTAACGGTAGAGCGGATATTAAACGGGTTGCGGAAATTATGGAAGTTAGTGAAATGACCGTTCGTCGATATTTAAGGGAGACCCCAATTTTTAATATTGATAAAGGTGAGTTATTTAAGGTCGAAGATTGTTAACATATGTATATTAACAATTAGTTAACAATAGTAACAACACACCTTATATATATATATAGGTATGTTGTTATTGTTTGTGTCCCAATGTAAGGTGGATTCAAGCTAAGGGGGTAAGGAAAAGGATTTCTAAAATCATCCTTTTCTTACCTCTTCCCCTTAGGTTGAACCCTACATTACAAAAGGGCTTTAAAAATTGTATTGGTTATTATCAATAAAGGAGGATTGGTTATTGATTATTGAATTTTTCATTCCTCTTAAAAAGGTTCCTACTGTTACACATCAAACTAAGCAGGTGAATACACAACATGGTAAGCCTATCTTTTATGAATCCGATAAGTTGAAACAAGCTAAACAAATATTCTTAGATGGTTTAGCTGATCATGTTCCTAGTGAACCTTTAGAGGGACCTATTCGATTGGTTACCAAGTGGTGTTTCGGTAAAGCGAATTGCAAAGCGCCACATTGGAAAACCACTCGGCCTGATACAGATAATCTTATTAAATTATTTAAGGACTGTATGACCAAGTTGAATTACTGGAATGATGATGCTCAAGTCTGTAGTGAAATTACAGAAAAGTATTGGAATCCAGTAACAGGGATTTGGGTACATATTGAAACGTTGAAAGGTTGATGCTATGAAGAAAAAATTAGTTTATGTTGCTCATCCGTATGGAGGTAAGGAAAGCAATCGTAAAAAGATTGATGTGATCATGGGGGATTTAGTTTTAAATGATACCAGTCATGACTATATTTCTCCAATTCATAACTTCGGTTATGTATATCTAACTGGTGACGATTACCAAAGGGGTTTAGATATTTGTTTAAGTCTACTTGGGCAATGTGACATTTTAGTGTTGTGTCCAGAATGGCAATCTAGCCGTGGCTGTAAAGGTGAATTTGAATATGCTAAAAAACATAGTATTTCTACTTTTACGTTAAGTGAGTGGAAAGCGTTAAATCGGATTTAATAAAGGAATGCTAATGAAGATATTGGATGCGTGTTGTGGTAGTAAAATGTTTTGGTTCAATCGGGAATACAAAGATGCTGTTTACATGGATAACAGAATAGAAAATACAACACTTTGTGATGGTAGGAAGTTAATCGTAAAACCTGATGTGATCGCAGATTTCCGTAAGATGCCGTTTGAAGATGAGAGCTTTCACTTAGTGGTGTTTGACCCACCGCATTTATTAAATGTTGGTGATAAATCATTCTTGGCATTGAAATATGGTCGATTAGAACAAACGTGGCAAGAGGATGTTAAACAAGGGCTTGCAGAGTGCTGGCGAGTGCTTAAAGAAAATGGCACACTTGTTTTTAAATGGAACGAAGAACAAATAACGTTGCCGATGGTTAAAGACTTATTGCCTTGTGCTCCAATTATTGGACAACGAAGAGGAAAAACAATATGGCTTATTTTCTTTAAAGGGTGATTAAAATGAAAAGAATTTTAATGATAGTTGATAGTATGCTATTTGCATTTATTTTTCTTACTGCTTTTTCGTTTGCACTTTCAGTTGTGCTGTGGCTGGTTGAAATTTTAGGCGTAACTATATGGACTGTAGCTAAAACGTTGTGTGTTTTAGTGATAAATGTGATGTTAAGTCTATTAATTGAAGAGTTAATGGAAAAGTTGAAAAGGAATGAATAAATATGAATAGCTTTGGACAAGATTTTAACAATTATTCATTTGATGAATGTGAAACTGTTATTAAGAAAATCGCAAAGGATTTTGAAGAAAAACGACGTGAAACAATCGCAAAATTATTTAAAATGCCTTTAGGCAGCGAAGATGTTATTCCTGAAATTTGTATCCATAAAAGGAACATAAGATTTTCCTATAAAACAAAAGTGGCAATCATTGAATATCAGGAACCAATATGTTTGACTGTTGAACGTGGATTATCTGATTCAATGTCATTGGCTAGATTTGTTAGCGATGTAACAAAAGAAATTGGCCGTTTATATGAAAAAGCAATATGTGACATAAGAAAGAGGCAGATAAATGTATAGACTTATACGTCAAAGCGAAAGAATAAGACTACAACAAAGAATTGATCTATGTGGTGCCATTATTGGATTAATGGCTATGGGTATTTTACTATTGCTTGGTTTATTAGTGATGTTGGTATATTTGATTAAGTAATGTATGGGCGGTGAAATATCCGCCCCTGTTATAAGAGGTGAATAATATGATTAGAAAATACAGAAAGAAACCGGTAGTCATTGAAGCTATGGTATTTGAAGATACAATAGACTGTTTACATGAATTATCTGATTTTATGTATGGCAAAGGCAAAGAAGTAAGAGTTAATTATTGGGATAAAGATAATCCTAAATTAATTATTGATACCTTAGAAGGTCAAATGCAAGCTAGTGTAGGTGATTATGTTATTAAAGGTATTTCAGGCGAATTTTATCCTTGCAAACCTGATATTTTTGATATGACATATGAAGAGGTGGAAAAAGTATGATCACAGATGAACAAGGAAGAAAATGGTTACTTCAAAAGTTTTATGATGATGGGTGGCTATATTATTATAAAGCAGGTAATGGATGTATGTACTTATCCAAAAAAAAGCCTGCTTTTCGTATAGGGAGTAATGAAATAGACCCAAACAGTGGTGGTACAACAAAGTGTACTGATGCTTTTGTAGGGTTAATTCCTGAAATGCAACTTAATGAAGTGTTGGATATCACAAAATGTTTAAATATTGTTAATTGGTCGGAAGTAACGATTGATACGCCTATAATCGTTACTACATCATATGGTGATGTTGTAAATATGCACTTTGCTAAGTTTAAAAATGGCTTCATATATTATTACAGCGGTGGACGTACAAGTTGGACGCAAATAAAAACAGTTGGAATGTATAGAACCACGCCTGAATATGTAAAATTAGCAGGTGATACCCATGAATGAAATGGTTATTATAAACATTCTATTGGCGATTTACCTCGTGGTTATTTTTAAAATGTCCTATTACTCTTATCGTGAAGCTGCTGCATTAAAACATTTTATGGTTTCTGACGTATATAAAATGCAATTGCAGAAAATTATTAAATCACAAATACGGGATATGGTAATATGTAGCATTTTGTTTGTTTTAAATATTGTTTGCGTGGTGGTCCTATGGTAGAACTTAGCAAAAAAGAATATCGTGAACTGGCATATGAGTACCTGCATGAGGCAAGTAAAGCAGCATTACGGATTAAGTCGTTAAAGCGTAATATCCAACGCATTAAAAACGATATCACATCATTACGTGCAGTTAACTACGGGAAAGAACGAGTAGACGGCGGTGAACCATCTGGTATTGAAGATGATATTAACCGGCTACTTGATATGGAAATGAGATATAAACGTCAAATCCATGAACTACTTACCAAACGTGATGATGCTTGTCATATGATAGATACGCTAACGAATACAGTCGGATCCATAATCCTCATGCAACAATATATCAATGGTATGTCTGCTAAAGGGGCTTATGCATTTGTTGGATATGGTGAATCACAAGGAAAAGAATATAAGAATTTGGCTCTTATTGAATTAGGTTATAAACTCCGCCTAAAATCGGCTTAAATCGGCTAATTCCGACCTTTTAAGCCCCCTATATCTATGATATATTGTATGTGGAAGAACATGAGTTCATCTCCTAAGCATTTAGAGTACCAAACGCAAAAAGGCGCATCTTAATTGATGTGCCTTTTTTGCTACCAAAAATAATTATGACACAAATACACTGCATCAAGCACAAATGCTTGAATAATAAAAATGGAATATGCACGGCCAATGAAATATTCTATGATGGCTTATGTCAATCCTATATTACGCATTCAAGTGCTAGTAGAAATTCATGCGGATTATGTGTAAGGAAAAATGGGAAGATGATTCGCAAGGGCGGTAATACATTAAAGTGAGGTGATGATCCATTGCGAGTAAATAAAAAGAACTGGCTAACTGACCCAGATAATTTATTGCGTGCAGAAGGTTGGGCTCGTGATGGCCTTACTGATGAGCAGATAGCAAAAAATATAGGTATTTCGATTAGAACTTTATATGACTGGAAAAAGAGTTCGCCGCAGTTTCTGCAGTCCCTTAAAAGAGGGAAAGAAGTTATTGACCTTGAAGTTGAAAATGCATTGCATAAACGTGCTATAGGTTACGAATATGAAGAGAAAACATACGAGAACGGTAAGCTTGTTAAAGTTGTAAAGAAACAACAGCCTCCAGATGTTACAGCTCAGATATTCTGGCTAAAGAACCGCAATCCTGAAAAATGGAGAGATACTAAAAATATCGATGTTAAAGGTGAGCTTACGGTGTCTGCTATGGATAAATTGAAAGCTGCACGGGAGAAGGCTAATGGAAAAACATGACGAGTTAATAGAGGCATTAGGCGCTCTTACGCATGATCCGTTAGCGTTTGTATACTTTGCCTATCCTTGGGGAGAGCCGGGGACGCCATTGGAAAATATGGAAGGTCCCGATGAATGGCAAATACAAATCTTAAAAGACATCGGCGAACAATTAAAGAAAGGTAAGTCATTACAAACCGCTATTCAAGAGGCGGTAGCATCTGGCCATGGTATCGGTAAATCAGCACTGATATCATGGCTTATTCATTTTGCAATATCTACTCACGAAAATACTCGTGGTGTAGTTACTGCCAATACGGAAGGTCAGCTCAGAACTAAAACATGGCCAGAACTTAGCAAATGGCACAATATGTTCATTGCTAAAGATTTATTTACGTATACGGCCACAGCTATATTTTGTAGCGATAAAGACTATGAAAAGACGTGGCGTATCGATGCCATTCCTTGGAGTAAGAACTCCCCTGAATCATTCGCAGGTCTTCACAATCAAGGCAATCGGATATTGGTTCTATTTGATGAAGCATCTGCTATTGATGATGTCATTTGGGAAGTTACTGAAGGGGCTCTTACAGATGCTAACACTGAAATTATTTGGTGTGCATTTGGTAACCCTACTCGTAATAGCGGACGGTTCCGTGAATGTTTTAGGAAGTATAGAAAATTCTGGAATACGTATCAGATTGATAGCCGAACAGTTAAGATATCTAACAAAGCTAAGATAGAAGAATGGTTAGAAGCTTACGGTGAGGATTCTGACTTCTTCAAAGTTCGTGTTCGTGGCGTGTTCCCTTCCGCATCAGATTTGCAATTTATCTCTACGGAAATTGCGGATAAGGCACAAAAGCAATCTTATAAACCGGGAGCATTTGAACATCTGCCGGTAATCATTGGTGTGGATCCTGCATGGACTGGTTCCGATTCGTTAGAAATTGTAATGCGTCAAGGCTACTATATGAAGTCGCTTGCATCAATTCCTAAGAATGATGATGACTGGCGTATGGCTCAACTCATCGCTCAGTTCGAGGACGAATACAAAGCTGATGCCGTATTCATTGATATGGGGTACGGCACAGGGATATATTCTATCGGTAAGCAATTAGGGCGCAAATGGCGATTGATTGAGTTTGGTGGTAAGAGTAATGACCCTGTATATCTCAATATGAGGGCTTATATGTGGGGCCAAATGAAAGAATGGCTTCGTGAGGGTGGTTCTATTCCACCGAATGACCAAGCACTCTATGATGACATCGTAGGGCCGGAAGCGATCATTGATAAGAATGGTCATATTCAGCTTGAAAGTAAAAAAGATATGAAAGACCGAGGGTTACCGTCTCCAAATAAGGGTGACGCTCTCGCCTTGACCTTTGCTGCGCGGGTCGTTAAAAAAAGCGAAACAGGCAATAGGATTGTAGCTAATACGAGTTACGATCCTTTTTAATTGTAGAAAGTGAGGGATAAAGATGTGTATGAAAGGTGCATCTGCTAACTATACACCACCTGCTCCGGCTCCGACTGTTCAAGCGAATATGAGCAATCAGACTGGTGAGGAAATGGCAGAAACTAAACGCAAATTCAAACGTGGCTTTGAATCTACTATTTTAGGACCAACTGGAAGTGGTCAAAAATCAATTTTAGGAGGCTAGCATGGCGGAAATGGAATCTTTACTAGCTAGACAACCTACAGAAGGTGTTAAGCCTGTTAGGCGTGATTATACGAAGTTAAGAAAGAAGTTTTCGCAACTATTTAATGCGCAGCAACGATACGTAAATAAGTGGAAGCAGTTGCGTGACTATCAGTTGCCGTTCATTGGTCAATTTGATGGTGAAGAGGACCAGTCTGAACCTTACAATGGCAAAATCCTAAATCCTGTAGCTTGGGAATCCTGTCAGATATTCGCCAGTGGTGTCATGAGCGGCTTAACGCCTCCGAGCCGTAAATGGTTTAAGCTAACCATGGAAAACATCGATGTAGCAGCGAATAGCCAAGTTGCGGAATTATTGGATGAACGAGAGGAAATCTTGTATGCAGTCCTCGCTAAATCCAATTTCTACAGCGTAGTTCATCAAGTTTATATGGAATTAACCATGGGGCAAGCGCCTATGGGAATATTCGCTGATAGTGAATCTGGTGTTCGTTTCACATCGTACCCGATAGGCACCTATGCTATCAGTACCAACAGTAAGGAAACCGTAAATATCTTTGGTCGTAAATACAAAATGACAGTAGATCAGATTGTCGAACAGTTCGGGTATGATAATTGCCCAGATAACGTTAAGAATATTTACGACAATGGCAACAGCTTGCAACAATCATTCACAGTCAATTGGTTGGTTGAGCCTAATAATGACCGTAAGGATAAGTTAGGGCGTCGCAATATGCCATACTCGTCCATTTATTGGGTTGAAGACAGCAATAGTGATGAAGTGTTATATCATGGCGGTTTTGAAGAATGGCCAATTCCAATCGCTCGGCATACGTCAATGGATTTGAATGGTTACGGTAAGGGTGCCGCATGGTTTGCTCAACCAGATTCACAAATGCTGCAGAAGTTGGAATTCGATTATCTAACAGCCGTTGAGTTAGGTGTTAAGCCTCCTATGCAAGCACCATCTGATGTCATTAGCACGGTTAACTTATATCCGGGTGGCATTACAGAAATTGAGGGTCAACATAAGGTTGAACCGATGTTTGCTGTGCCGTCTAATTTACAGGATATTCAAAATAAGATTGCAGTAACAGAGGATTCAATCAAGAGAGCCTATAGTGCGGATTTGTTTTTGATGTTAGACCAAATCGATAAGGGCCAAATGACGGCTCGTGAGGTTATGGAGAGAACTCAAGAGAAATTACAGCAATTAGGTCCTGTAGTTGAACGGTTGTTATCTGAATTCTTAAATCCAATTATCGAGCGTGTGTATTCGGTGCTAGATCGTGCCGGTGTATTTCCACCTGTTGATGATGAGGAACTCTTAGATCAATTAAACGGTCAAGAGGTGAAGATTGAATATATCTCACCATTGGCTCAAGCGCAAAAAATGAGTTCTTTGGTAAACATCGAACAGTATTTTGCGTTCATCATGTCTTTGGCACAGGCAAATCCTAACATCGTTAATAAATTTAACTTTGAGGAAGCGGCCAATACATACGGCGTAAATCTTGGTGTACCGGCTAAGATTATTCGCTCGGATGATGAGTATCAAGAAATCTTAGCACAGCAACAACAGGCACAGGCTGAACAGGAACAGCAACAACAACTTATGCAAGCGGCTCAATTGGCACCGGGAATGGCGCAAGCGGCTAAGCAAGCAACGGACGCCGCCAATGATGGCAATCCTGCATTACAGCAGTGGCTAGGAATGGACGGTGTCTAGATGAAGAAAACAATTAAAGATTATATGCAAGAGCGAGATATGCAAGCTCTCAACCACGTACTTAGCACAGAGCTAGGTAGGTGGTTTTTTTGTCGCCTGATGGATCGCTCGGGCATATTAAAGCAATCGTTTACTGGAAATAGTGAAACATATTTCAACGAAGGAAAACGCAAGGTGGGATTGCTATTCCATGGGGACCTAAACAAATTAGGCATTGATGGAGTTAAACAATACCACCTTGCACAGCTCGAATATATCGGGCAACAAGAATATTTTAATAATTTAGTCGATAAGGAGAAACAAAATGGCTGATGACAATATGGGTGCTAACAATAACATGACTGGCAATGAACCGGGCGCGAATCCGGCCCAAAATAATCCTACGCCACCTACTGAACCACCTGCTAAACCAGATGGCGAAGGTAGTAATCCATCTGTACTAGGCGGTGATAATACGCCACCTGCTGAACCAACAGTTTATGATTTCAAATCCGTGTTCCCTGAAGGTACTGAACTTGATGAAACTGTATCTGCAGACTTTAGTAAGTTACTTAACCAAGTTGGTGCAACACAGGAACAGGCTGTTGAATTAGCTAAATTTGGCAGTCAGTATGCACAAAATATCTTGACTGCTTATCAAGAGCAGCAAGAGCAAGCGATCATTGAAAAACAACAAGCGGATTATGAACACGCCAAAAAGGAATTAGGCGGTAAATTCGATGAAACTGTAACCCTCGCAGGCAAAGGCATCGAAGCACTAACTAAAGCGGTACCGGAATTACGTCAATTACTTGTTGATAGTCACATCGACAACAATATCAACATGATTAAGGTATTTGCTGCCGTTGGTGAAATGGTTCAAGAAGACCCGGGTGTGGGTAATTCTAAAGGCAACCATGACATTACGACTGAACAACAGTTGGCAGAATCTATTTACGGAAATATGAAAAAATAAAGGAGAATTTAAATGGCAATTGGAACATTAAACCCTACTTTGCTCGATGTAGCACAACGTGTAAAAGGTGATGGTCATCTTGATAAAATTGTTGAGATGATGAACCAAACTAATGAAGTTTTAACCGACATGACAATGCTTGAAGGTAACCTTGCAACTGGTAATATGACTACCATTCGTACTGGTTTGCCAAAGGCAACTTGGCGTTTATTTAACAGCGGTGTAAATCAAGATAAATCTAAAACAGCACAAATTACAGACGCCTGCGGTATGCTCGAGGCATATGCAGTTGTTGACCGTAAATTGGTAGATATTTCTAATAATGCTGCTGAATTCCGTTTACAAGAAGATCGTGCATTCTTGGAATCTATGAACCAAGAAATGGCGTCTACTTTATTCTATGGTTCTAAATCTGAACCTGAAAAATTTATCGGATTAGCACCACGATACAATGATAAAACGGCTCGCTCCGCAGAAAACCTTATTGATGCAGGCGGTACCGGTAACCAGTTAACTTCCATTTGGCTTTGCGTATGGGGCCCTAATACTATGTATGGGTTTTATCCTAAAGGTGGTAAAGCTGGCTTCACAATGGAAAATGATGGTGTAGTTGATGCACTTGATGGTGAAGGCAAAAAGTATAAAGCATATCAAACTCATTATTCTTGGGATTTGGGTTTAACAGTCCGTGACTGGCGTTATGCTGTTCGTATTGCGAACATTGATGTATCTAAACTTACAAAAGACGCATCTGCAGGCGCTGACCTTATCAATTTGATGATTGATGCAGAAGAAAAAATTCCTAACCTTGGTATGGGTCGTCCAGTTTGGTATATGAACAAGACTGTTCGTGGTTTCTTACGTAAACAACTTAACAAAGGTCACCAATATCAAACTGCAGCAGGTAAAGAACCGGGCAAAATCGTTGTTGATTTCAATGACGTTCCAGTACGTCGTACTGATGCATTAATTATTGGCGAACAACAAGTTAAATAATAGGGGGTAACCAAGTTATGATGATCGATAAAGAAAATGTATTTTTCTGGAAGAAGGCTATTACAGCTAACACAAACTCTGAAGTAGTAATGAATGGTGAAGGGGGCGACGCTGTTGTCGCTCCTTGGCTCGTCATTCGTATTGATGCAGATGTAACCGGTACAGGTTTATTCAATGTCTATACTTCCGATAAGGAAAATATGGCTGATGCTAAATTGTTGACCGGCGTTACATTACCTGCTAATGCAAAAGCTGGCGAAGAACGTGTAATGCGTATTCCAGCTGGTGCGAAAAAGTTCATTCGCATCAATGCGAATAATATGACTGCGGGTACTATTACCGCATTCCTTACATTTGATACGAATATTGCTCGATAAGGTGGTGTAATTATGTTAGTAACAACTAAACAAAAAATGTATCTAACTATGCATGGTCTTGTTGAGAAAGGTGAAACAATCGATATCCCTGAAGATGTGATCAATGATTTCGGGAAAGATTGTTTTGAATTTGTAGGAAACGTAAAGCCTACTGAAACAGAACCGGGTGACAAAAATCCACCAGATGAAAATACTGAAGGTGACAATACAGGCAATGAAAACCCACCAGATGAAAATACTGGCAACGAAAAGCCTAAGAAAACAAACAAAAAGAAAACCGATACTACGGAAGAATAAGTGACAATATGAGGGGTGCTTATGCATCCCTCTATTACCATATAGGGGGAAATATGACACCTACTGATATCTGCAATCAAGCACTTGCATTAATTAACGCAGGATTGCTTTATTCACTTGAAGAAGAAACCGAGCAAGGCCGTCAATGCCGTATGCAATATGACCCAACTAGACAGTTGGTATTGCGACAATTTGAATGGAATTTTGCTCGTAAAAATGAAAGATTGGTATTGTCTGCCCATAAAATTAATGGGTGGAATTATGTATATGCGTATCCGGAACAATGCATTCGGATATTAGGAGTTATTCCACAAGGCGATCGCTTTCATGCGGAATCGCAACCGGAATACAACATATTTAATATTGGAAATAACAAAAAATGCATAGTGAGCGATGTGCCACTAGCATTCATTGATTATATATATGATGTTACAGATTTAGACGTTTGGGATTCTATATCCTTATATATGTTGCAGTGTAAATTGGCTAGCGCATTAGCTATGCCACTTACTGGTGATAGAGGATTGTTTGACCAAGCATACAAATTGTATCAAGCGGCAGTTCAAGAAGCTAAAGGAATGAACGCTAAAGAACGTAAGCAAGATACAGTATATATATCTAGCTATGTGAAAGCGAGGGATTGGTAATGAGTAATCCTATCTATATCTCACAATTAGCATTTACAACTGGCGAGGTATCGCCGGATGTATCAAGTCGCTTTGATTTGGAGCAATACAAAAGTGCCTTATTGGAAGCAGAGAATGTGGTTATTCGCCCATATGGGGCCGTTGCAAAACGCCAAGGTAGCCAATACGTGGGGCAAGTTAAATATAGTGACAAACCAACACGATTATTTGAATTTACGACAAACACGAATAATTCCTTCATGCTCGAATTTGGCGATAAATATATTCGTGTGTGGAATTATGGTGTTTATACCGGTATTGAAGTTACCACTCCTTTTACTAGTGACATCTTGTTTGATTTGAACTGTAGTCAATCAGGCGATGTTATGTTTATTTGTAGCGGGAAATATCCGATTCAGACATTATCTCGGTATAGTGATACAGATTGGCGACTCGAAGCCTACAAGTTAACTGAACAGCCCTACGACACAATTAATACAGATGTTAATTCTACTGTAATTGTAACGGGGGATACGGTACGTTCTAGTAAAGATCTATTTAATGCTGATATGGTCGGCATGGTTATGCAACTAGGCTATTTCGTTTCAGCTGTACACACAAAAAATACTGGTGTAGTCGTAGAGAAAAAAGAAAAACGTTCATTTATGGGCGGTGTTCATAAATGGAATGAGTACAACAACATTAATTACAATGTAGAATCCTATTCCACAGACCAAGATTTATCTTGGAAATTTACAACGCATGGGACATGGACTGGTACCGTTAAACTTCAAATTACCACAAATAATGGGACGACTTGGAAAGATTACCGTACATACTCCTCTAACAATGACTATAACGTAACAGATGCTGGCAAAATTGAGCCAAATGCAAAGCTACGTATTCAATCAGACATTAAAAGCGGTGAATGTAATGTTGACCTTTCAATTCTTCCATACACCACATGGGGCATTATCGAATTTAAAGAATTCGTAGATGCTAAAACAATGAAGATTAATATCTTGAATGGCATTGTTGAAAATGAAGCTACCTCAAAATGGAAGATGGGGAGTTGGGGCCGTAGCAACGGATATCCTAAGTTATGTACGTTTTATCAAGATAGATTTGTAGTTGCTGCTACAAATAAAAACCCTAATTATATTTGGATGAGCCGGACTGGTGATTATCCAAACTTTGGCGTTGAAAAGGTAGAGGGGACTATCACAGATGATAGTTTGATTACCTTACCTGTGATTAATCGTAAGATGTATGAGATTCGTCATCTTGTACCGGCTAATGATCTAATCATTCTTACAAGCGGTAATGAATGGATTGTAAGCGGCGATAAAACGATTACTCCTACCAATTGTAATTTAAAAACACAGACGCAACGAGGGGCCTTATCATGTGAACCACAGTTCATAGGTAACCGCTGTGTATTTGTACAGGAACGTGGGGGCACTGTTCGTGATATGGGTTATAGTTATGAGTCTGATAACTATACAGGGCAAGATTTAACGTTATTTGTTAAGACTCGAGTTAGAGGGTATTTAACTATAACGAGTGCGTATGCGCAGGACCCGGACAGTATTATTTATTACATCAGAAATGATGGGGAGATTAATTGCTTAACGTATATACCAGAACAGAAAGTATACGGATGGTCGCATTTCGTCACTAATGGTAAATATTTATACTGTGAATCCGTGTCTGAGGGAGAACAGGATAGTTTGTATACGCTTGTTGAACGTACATTACAAGGTAAAAAAGTAAAATGTATCGAGCGTATGGTGCCACTGTATTCTGATGATGTGAATGTATTCCTTGATTGCTATGTCGAGTTTAAGTCAAGTAATGCAATTGATAGTATTAACATTCCTCATTTGAGTGGTCAAACTGTGCAAGTTGTAATTGATGGTAAGCAACAACCAGATGTGGTTGTGCCAGATGATGGCTTATTACAGTTAAATGTCAGTGGTAGCAATATCAAAATCGGGTTACCATTCACCTCTAAAATTCGTGTTCCATCAGTGGAAATGCAAATGCAAGACGGTACTTTACAAGGCCGAGTTGCTACGGTATCAAGAGTAGTATTGCGAGTTTATAAATCGTTTGGCGGTAAAGTTGGCCGTACATTTGACAAAATGGATGATATTACATTACCACCGGATAAGTTATTTACAGGAGATAAGCCTGTTATTTTACCTAATATGGGCATGAACTATTCAACTGATACATCGATATGTATTAAGCATAGTGATCCATTTCCATTTAATTTATTATCAATAACTCGCATAGTTGAAATTGGCGGAGGATTAAGAGATGTTCCGGGACTATAAAATTGATGAAATTGAGCCTACACGGCGAGATAAATTAATTCATGACCTAGAAGTCAACCTAAGGTCAATGGACGCCGTAGAAGTCCAAGAGGTGAATCGTTTATACCCTTTCAAGGATTTCTGTTCCGAGATTTGTAAATCTGATTATGATAGCCATGTCGTTGTAGAAGACGATGTGGCTATTTGCGTATATGGAATTGCAAAAGAACCGGTTAACGGAATGTATGGGATATATTTTCTTGGCAATAAAGTATTAGAAGCCGATATGCGATGGCAGATGCGATTTATCAAATTGAGTAATCAAGTCATCGCTGAATGGTTGGAAACTCGTGAATGGCTATTCAATTATGTTCATACAACTAACATAAAAACGAAACGATGGCTCGAATCCATTGGGGCCGTTATTCATCCAACTGTAAAAGTTGGTGATTTAGAATTATTCACTCTCAAAAAGGAGGACTTCATATGTGCTTACCCGCAGCAGCAATCTTAACCGCAGTTAGTACTGGCGTCGGATTGATTGCTCAAAATCAACAAGCTAAAGCACAATCTGCTATGTATAACGCACAGGCGCAAGCTGCAGAAGCTAATAAGCGAATATCGGACCGCAAGCAAGAGCAAATTGCCATGCAACAACTCCAAGAGCGTGACAAGATGGATAATCGTATGCGCCTTGTAGCCGGAACGAATGCAGCCGAAGCAGGGGCAGGCGGATTGCAGATGGCAGGGTCCCCATTACAGTTAATGGCTAGTAGTTATGATGAGTACAACAAAGATGTATATAACTGGGAACAAAACAAGAATAATGCTATTTACAACGAATATTTGAATGGTATGAACTATCAGAATGAAGCTAGTGCCGCACGTGCTGCCGCAAAAAATGCACGACGTCAAGGGAACTTGGCAATGGTAGGTAGCATTCTTGGTGCCGCATCATCCATGTACAGTTTGAAACAGCAATATGCAGGTGGCAAGATGAAGACTACATATGGTGGTGACCCTGTAGGATATACAGATAGGGGTCCGGTAGTGACTGTTAAACGTGATTACAAAATGAGGTAGGATATGAAATTTGCTAATTATGATCCGACACAAAAGCTGAATACGATTCAAGGCAGTACACAAGCTTCCAGTAATGAAATGGCATATGGTGGTAACGTGAGCGGTCTGAATGCCATGAATAAAGCGTTGCAAGAGGCAACTAATACATGGGAAGAAATCGATAAGCGAAAGGATTATATTGATGTAACCAATGCTATCAATGAGTTCAATAATAGTACTAACCAGTTGCTGAATGATGATAAAGATGGGCTGATGAATCGTAAAGGGATGAATGCTCAATCTATATTGCCTGACTATAATGCCGGTGTAGATAAAATACAACGTGAAATCATGGGTAAATATAAATTTAGAACCAATGATGCTATTAATGCCTTTACGAAAGCTGTTGAGACATCTAAAACGACTGATTACAATAACATATCCAAATATTCAAGAGGTCAATATGAAACGGCGTTAAGTACAGCTACGCAAAATCAAATTACTAATCTTCGTGATTCTGCTATTCGGTCTGACAACATGGCTGACCAAATGAAAACAATTACATTGATGGGTGATTTGTATCGGTCTACTGGCAAGGAATTGGGACTAGATGATGAACAGATCAACGAAAAAATCCGTGCTAATACAGATGAGACAGGGAAATATTTACTCGACAGGGCTGTTGCAGAAAACGATTCTACCAGAACAGAAAATCTAATATCGTCATTAAGTGGCGTGGTTAGCGAAAGTGTCTTGACTCCATATAAAAAGATGTCTAATCAAATGAACATCAACAAATTAGTTAATGATGACAATACATATGCTAAGTTATATAAAATGTATGGCCATGATTTAAACTCTGGCATGAATAGTGCCGCCATGTATGTTAGAGCCAAGATGGAAACACAAAATGAAGAAGCATTGAAAAGCGGTGCTGGTGCTGATACACATTTATGGGGAATTGCACAGTATATATCTAAAAAATATGGGTATAATGCGGAAATGGTATATCGCCAACTTTATCACGAAACAGGTGGTAGTGCTAACTTTGGTAAGTTACAAACAGAGAATAGAAACTATGCTGGGTTGACACAAGTTGAACCAAATGGCGAGGAAAATCGACAACAAGATGGTGGCACTAATTATTACAAGGTATATAAAACGGATGAGGATTTTGCAGATGATTATGTGCAAAGCTTTTTAAGACATTATGATGGCTTAAAAGATGTTTCAGATGTAGATACATGGGCGCATATTCTAAAAGCAAATTCTTATTATACTGATTCCGAGGCTAATTATTCAGCAGGTATGAGGAATGCTCCTATGACAAGTGGTGGCAGTCCTAAATATTCAGAAGACCAAATTAAGAAAGCTGAAGATGATGCTAGAGCAGCGTACAAGAATTACTTTACGTTGCAAGAACAAACTCGGAAGATTGCCATTAATGATCGCTTACAAGCTAGTCAAACAATCTTAAATCAAAAGTTAGCTAATGGCGATGTAAGCGGTGCGTTCCAATATGCGCAGGTTCAATTGGCTGGTGCCACCACTCCTGAAGAACAAGAATACTGGAGTGGGAAAATGGCGAGTGAAAGACCTAAGCTCGATAGAATTTACGAAAAAGGTTTAAAGATGACAGCACAAGAAAAATGGGGGATTAAGCAGTATGCAAAGTCTCACACATATGAGCAAACACGAGCATATGCAGAACGAGTGCTGCCAAATAAAATTATGGATGATGAACTTGATGCATCGTTACTTGAAATTGATGATAACAACAAGAAAGCTAGTAATATTGATTTAACACCATATGAATACAAATTAGCTGATGTCATGCCAAAAGATAAGACATTGGCTGGTAGTTTTAAATACGGCGTTAAACAAGAAATGGCGGGACGTATTGAGGAATTTAAGACCAAACATCATAGACCACCTACAGATGCAGAAAAAGATGAAATCTTCGATGCTGCAGTCGCAACAAGTACATTACGTAGCACGAGCAAGCCATACTTTGGTGACGGAGATGATTATTCCTCTACAATAAGCGGTGCAAGTAATCAAGCTATTGGTATCGTTCATGCTGAACCTGTAGGGAATCATTATATCCGAGTAACATATCGTGATGGCTCCACTCAAGATATTTACGAATCAGAATACAATGCATTACAACGGAGATATACAAATGGCTGATATTAATCAACAAGAACGTGATGAATTTCAAGCGTTAATAAGAGGGTATGGACAAGGCCCTCGTTCATTTACTGCTAATGCTGGTGTTCAATCTGACCCTGTAGGTGGATTAACGCCAGTTGGACAAGCTATCGGTAAAGGAATAGATACTGTATCTGATATTGCAAAAAGCACAGCAGATGCAGTATCTACAATCGCCAATACACCTATAAGCGTTACCAATGATGATGGTACAACAACGGTATCTCCATTTGGGCAACAGGGAAATACATTCCAAGCGATAGGTCAATTAGGACAATCATTGCCTAATGCTTTACCTGCTAGTTTCGTTAGTAACACAGACCGATTATTTTTATATAACAATGATCAATTACGTGCCAATGAAGCTTTACGAATTGCTAAGACTTTAAATATTGGTGCAGATACGGTCATGTTTGGCGATGATAAAGCCTTTGAACGTGCTGACTATTTGTCTAGGCGGGCAGAACGTGGCCAAGTTTTACAAGATATTTATGATGAGTTTCCAGAACTCTATAAAGTAAAATATGGCTCGCAAGCTGAAGGTATCCAAGCATTTAACAATATCGAATCAATCAAGAATACAAAAGGTATATTTGATTCATTACAACAAAGCATTTGGGCAATGAATGACCAAATGAAATTAGGCGATGTTGGCTTCGCCTTAGCTTATGAATCTGATCCACAAAAGATTAGCGAATTAACGGCTGAAGTTAATCGATTACAAAATAATTTACAAAATTATAGGCGCCCAGATGGTGGAAGTCCATTACAAGAGGTATTGGGTTCAACTGCTAGTCAAATCTATATGATGGGCAAGCAAGGCGGTACAGGTGCTATTGTAGGCGGTATAATTGGCGGTATTGGTGGCGGTGTAGTTAGTGGTGGCTCTGCTGCTATACCTACTGCAATGACCGGCGCTAAATGGTTAGGTTCTGCTGATATGGCATACGAGATGTATAAGATGTCATTTGGCAACAAATATCTTGAATTGATTAGTAAACGTGACCAAAAAGGTAATCGAGTATATTCCAATGAAGAAGCGAAAGAGTATGCCATGTCATTTGCTGCAATTGATGCAGGGATAGAATTTGTGGCAACTCGTGCTATTGGTAAAGCGGCATCTAAAATCGCTCCTAAGTCCGCACTTGCTAATGCAGTTTCAAGAGGGACTACTAATGCAGCTGAGACATTTAATCGTGGTATTGGTGTTACTGCTGCACAGGTAGCTAAGACTTCTATTAAGGCAGGCGCTCCAGAACTATTTGAGGAAGGCCTACAAGACGTCAACGAAAAATTGCAACATAACTTATGGCGTAAATCGAATGATCAAGAGGGTTCATATTCTGCAGGGGATATGTTTGTTGGTGCTGGTGAGGCTATGTGGCAAGCACTACCTGCCGTTGTTGGGTTTGGTGTAATTGGTGGTGGCATTAGTGGTGCCCGTACAATGAAAGCCTTTAAAGACTTTCAAAAGTTATCTCCAGAAGAACAACATATGGCGGTTATGGAAGAACAAAATCGTAATGGTCATGTTATCATGCAGAATTTAAAAAACGATGCTGCGGCTAACAAATTGGCAAAAGAAAACCCTGAGCTATACGGTAAAATCGTGCAAGCTCAGGGCGATAACATAGGTGTGTCTACAGCGTATGTAAATGTCAATGAAATGGCTGAAACCGAAAAAGGTCAAGCGGCTATCCGTAATATGGTAGATGCAAGATTGGTAACACAAGAGGATGTATCCAAAGCAATTACGGCTGATGCTCCAATTGAAATTCCGATTGGGTCCTATGCACAATTAAGTGGTGGCTTATCTGAAGAAACAGTTAAGGCGCTGGAAGAATCCTCTTACTTTACACGTGGCGGTCTTTCCATGAAAACACTTGAACGTGCAAAAGAAGAAGTACACGCCATGAAAGACCTTGTTAAAGATGATACCGAGAAACGTGCAGAGCGTGTAAAGAATGATATTATTCGTTCCTACTTTGATGAAACATCCGATGTAGACAAAGAAATGCTTGATGTGGTTCTTGCGGATCCGACACATATTAAACAAACATTTAACAATGTGTATAAGGAACTCACTGAGCAATACAGGGAACAATATACAAGCGATTTTGATGCTATGGATGCAGATTTAGAAACCGCACGTACAAACGGTGTAAATCCTACATGGTTAGGCGAAAACAAGGCGCCACGTTCAAATGCTGAACGTAGACGAATGGCATATCAATCTAGCCTTTATCGTACGCAAAGTGCATTAGCTGATAATCCTGAAGCACTTAATCAAGCAGGTGCCCATTATGCTGATATGGAACATACGCTTAAACAGATTGAATCGCTAGAATCTATGCGAGATAAATTATTTGAACTCGCAGATAATGATATCGCTTTACGTATGCAACTATCTAAATCCGGGTATGAAGTGTATCAGTCCTTAAAGTCGATAATGAGCGATGCGAGTGTTGACCGTAAACAACGTGATACGGCGGAAGCTAATGCCTTACTTATGGCACAACATGCTGATATTATGGCTGATATCATGCGACGTGCAGGGCGTGGTAACTATACGGCTATGGATTATTTTAATACTGTTCGTATTGATATGAAAGGCGAACTAAAAGGGCAAAAAGGATTAAATCAAGTTAAACAAAGCGATGTCAAATTGGCAAAAGACCAAGCGGAATGGGTTCACACATTAAAAGAATATAATCCTAAATCCAATGCATTTGTTAAGATAATGGACACACCATTAGTATTACAAATGATTGGAGGTCTTGACTACGACGTTGTAATTAAACAATCTAAAATTGCGGATATACAAGCGAAGCATCCGGAAATTACGCTAAACGAAATGGAACAACTTCCTTTTGCATTAGCTGACCCTGTTGCCATCTTTAAATCAAGCACGGTAAAAGATAGTATTGTGGTTATGGCGGAAATGAAAGCCGATAACGGATTAAATGTTGTGATTCCAATGCAATTAAATAAAACCAAGCGTAATAACACGATTGTGTATAGCTTGGTTAATAGTGTGTATACAAAAGATACGGTAGAGAATAAATGGTATCAAGATTACTTGGAAAATCCTGAGTTTGGTACGCCGTTATATATAAACGAACAAAAAGTCACTAATTGGTATCTGGCAGAGGGGCTCTCATTGCCCCAAGCGAAATACCACATTAGTGACTTCTTTAATGTAAGTATACCAAACGAAAAAGATTTAGACAAGCTCCGAAAACAACATAATTATCAATACTATCAAGCTGCATGGCATGGTTCACCACATGATTTTGATGAGTTTGATTTAGGCGCTATCGGTAGCGGTGAGGGCAATCAAGCACATGGTTGGGGATTGTACTTTGCTAAAGATAAGAAGATAGCAGAAAATTATAGGGATATATTAGGTGCAAATAGCATAGAGATTGTTACAGAGAAAACAAAGTATAAAATAAATGAAGATGCAGAATGGTATGATGAGAAAACAGGAAATGTTATAAGCGATGAAAACCCTTTGTCTATGGCTCTTACTGAAATTGCGGAAGTAGGGAGTAACGATAAGGCAATTAAAAGTTTACATAAATTTATAGACTCAAAGAAAGGGAAAAATACTCAATTTGTTATATCACAAACAAAAAGAGCTGTAGAAGCAATTAAGTTATTAAAAGAAAGTAAATTTACTAAACAAGAATGGAAGTCCATTTTTAAAGTAGAAATACCAAATGAAACAGAGTTATTACCAGAGCAATATCCTATTTCTGGATATAGTCGATATGTAAGAGATAGCTTGAAAAACGGATTACATAAAATGCCAGAAGAACAACTGGAACGTTTTACAAGTCTATTAATTAAATATCACAAAGGGGCTATTATTGGTGATGAATGGACAAATAAATACACACACTTTATGGATGTAGGGTACATAATATCTGAACTACATAACAAAAATAAAACAATAAATGACATCAATAAAATTCAAAAAAGAAATATTGATAGATTTTTGAAGTCAGTAGGTATAGATGAAAATATTGATACCATAGCTGGTAATGAAGGTTTATTGGAAGCTGTGTATAAAAAGTTTAGATATGATCTATATTCACAATACGAGAAAGAAAAACAGTTAGAACGAGAACGTGAAGAACAAGCTATCTCGAATGTTAAGACTGATGTATATGGTGCATTAGAGAAAACAAATATTGATGGTAAACAGCTGTATTCATTCTTATCTCATGCACTTGGTAATGATGAACATTTTAATCTTCATAATGTGAAAAATGCTAAAAAGGCTAGTGAATTTTTAAATAGTATCGGTATAAAAGGCATATACTACGATGGCGAACAAGACGGACGATGTTATGTAGTATTCGATGACAAAGCAATACAAGTCATAGAAAAGTACAATCAATCTATCAACGGTATGACACAAATTAATAGTCCTACTGACCGCCTTATTCAAATCTTCAAAACGGCTGACCGTTCAACATTCCTCCATGAAATGGGACACGTATTCTTTGATGATATTAAGAACCTAGCAGAAATGGAAAATGCTCCAGAGCAACTTGTAACGGATTGGAACAAGTTGAAAGAATGGTCTGAATGGGATGATGCGCAAGGCGCTGATAATACTAAAGCACATGAAAGGTTCGCTCGTGGCTGGGAAGCCTATTTACGTGAAGGTAAAGCACCTACTAAAGGATTACAACGTGTATTCAGAATGTTTTCAAAATGGTTAACTCGTATCTATCGTGCGGTGACACGACTAGGCGGATTACCACCTAAGGAAATCCAAGACATTATGGCACGTATGATCGCTACCCAAGAAGATATAGATGCTTATACAAAAGAACAAGCGCTTGAACAATTTGAATCTAGCAAGTTATTTAAACAGCTCGATGAAGCTGAACAAGCAAAGGTTCAAGGCTATATTGCCGACGTCGGGGAAATGGCAAAAGAACGTGTCATGAATCGTTATATGAAAGAATTAGAAAGCCGCCCAATCAAAGAATGGAATGATGAAAAAGATTCTATTCAAGCTGATATTGAAAAGCGTTTAATGGAACAGTATCCAATATATAAAGACCATCAACGTTACAATGCATTTGGTAAAAATGCATTAGCCAATACTCGATACGGCACACTTAAAGAATTAGAAGATGCTGAACGTGAGCAAACAGGGTTTACATTTAATGAAGCTGTTAATCAAGCTATGGAATCTGCTGAACAGACATTCATTGAGGATAACCATATTGGTAAATCTAACATGGAAATTGCCGAAGAGTGGCAATTATCTTCAGATGGCCAAATGAAACTAACTGAAGAGGAAGCTAAAATCATCAAGTCACAAACCAATCGTGACCTTGCGAAGAACTGGGAATTGCTCGATAAGTTAAATCGACTTGACGCTAATTCAGAAACAATTGAATCTGATTTAGAAATAATCGAAAAAGAGTTAACAAAAGAGCAAAAACTTCGTAAAGAAAAAGCAAAGGTTGATAAAGAGCTTGGATCTGTTTCTAAAGAGTTGGATAAAGCTAATGATGAAATTGAGCGACTAAAAGAACAACAAAAAGAATTACAGGAACAAGCAAGTAAAAATAAAGCTGAACTTAAAGATGAGAAGAATGAGTTAAGTAAACGTCTGACAATTATTACAAATCGACTTGATAGAATAATCGAACAAAAAGAGCGATTAGAAGAGCGCATGTTAATAAGATTAGACAATCAGTCATTAAGCTCACAAGAACGTATAGAACAATTAAAAGACTTACTACAAGAACGTATTAATAATGTACGTGCGATTCGTGATAGTGGCGTAGGTGTGATAAGTGATTATATGAACCGTGCTAGACAGGAATTAGGCGATTTGACCTTATCCCAAGCTAGCCAATATAAGAAGTATCAAAACCAAGCTATTCGTGAAGGTAAGCGTGCTGACAGAGCATTAGCAGTCAATAAACTGGAAGAGGCTCTACAAGCTAAACAATTACAACTTCTAAATCAAGCGAGGGCCCGTGTTGCGTTTGACAATGCGCTCCGTATTAAGAAGTTACGAACCAAACTGCTTGATAACCTCAATAGAATGACACGTCCTAAAAATCCTATTGCTATTGAGCCTAATATGCGTTACTTCTACGCACATATGGCATATCAAATGGGGTTAACTAAATATGATGGGCTTGAGCCAATAGATGGGTTTGATATGAATGCAGTAATTAATGCATTAGATCCTGATGCGGATATTCTAGGTGACCAAAGTATTACATTCCTTGACCCATGGATTGTACAACTATTCTATGGTGAAACACCTATGTCATTTAAAAACCTAACAATGAGTCAGTTGAACACATTGGAAGAATTAATGACAGGCATGTATAAGAATGGCCGCAACGCTTATGAAGGCTCTACCATTCTTAATGATAAAGGTGAATCGATTACATTTGATGATGCAGTAGATGGCATATTAACGGAAGCAATCGATACATTTGGTAAAGTTAATGGGAATGTATTTAATGCACAAAACAATCAAACAGGGTTGGAAGCTGTTGCAGGACTTATCAATAAAGGCAATTTATCATTGCTCAAGGTTGAAACATTCTTACGCCGATTAGGACCAGATGCTGTGAAATATATCTATGATCCGATTAGCCGTGCAACGCAAGAGTTCAATGAACGTAAGGAAATATCCATGCGTAGATTGGCCAAAGATGTATCCTCTGTATATGGAAAACGTGAATTATTTAACATCCGAAATAAGCATATGTACGATGTTGGGGAATTGCGGAATCTAACCAAAGAACAAGTCATTGCATTAGCTTTGAATTGGGGTACAGAACGTAACCGACAACGGGCAATGGAAACGGCCAAGATAACTGAAGTTGAAATGGAAAAAGCCTTTCAAGAAATCCTTACTGATAAAGATTGGGAATTCATTATCAGAACATGGGATCATATTAATTCGTTCTTTACTGAACGTAGCAAAGTTCAAGAGGAACTCTATGGTAATCCATTGAAAAAGGAAGAAGGCATCACATTCACTATTGGTGGTAGAACTATTGTTGGACAGTATTACCCAATTGTGTATAATCCGGAAGTCAATGCTAGTATATCTGACAAAGAAGTGGAAGACATCGCCAAGACTATGGTTAGTAGTAATGCTATCTTAGGAACTGGCATGAGTGCGACTAAAAGCCGTTTAGATGTAGTTAAAGATAAATCATTATTGCTTGATTTTAACGTCATTACTAATGCTATTACCGAATCAATCAATCATATAACCATGCGTAAAGCCGTGACTGATGTGAACCGGTTAGTAGCCAATAGAGAGTTCCAAAACTATATTGTTGAAAAATTTGGAATGAATTCCTATCAATTCTTGCGAACTTGGGTTCGTGACAATTGGAAGGATGAGGCGGCGAAACTTGGTGCCTTTGGTAAAGTTATAACAGCATTAAAGAGGAATACGTCTATGGCTATCATGGCTGGCCGTGTATCAGTTGCCATTCAGAATACCTTGAATATTCCTGTTGCCGTATATCGTATTGGTGCCGGTAATGTACTTCAAGCTGTTAATCATGCAGGGGTAGGATTCTATGGCCACGGTACAGAAACCTACAATAATACCCGTGATTTTGTTATGGAGAAATCCATATTTATGAGAGAACGTATTCAAACTTTGGATAAAGACCTCAAAAAAGGATTAACAATCCAAGGAAAGGGGCTTCGCATTAATGACAAAAATATCGGTGGGTATAAGTTTGAAAAAGGTGCTGAAATCCGTGATGAAATTAATAACATGGGATTCCGGTTGCTCACAGAAACAGACTTCGCCTTATCTGTCCCGGTATGGAAATTTGCTTATGATCAAAAGGTTGCCGAACTCCAATCCAAGGAAGGGTTAAGCACTGAGTGGATTAACCAACAAGCAATTGAGGCGGGGGACCGAGCAATACGGGATATATTCGGAAGTGGTGACACTAAAGATGCCGCAGCTATTCAACGAGCAAGGGATCCATTAACGCAGTTATTCGTTCCATTTTACTCATACGCAAACACTCTATACAACATTATTGCTGAAGGGTGGTATGCAGGAAAAGATAAAGGGGACTGGACACAATTTGCTCGAATGCTATGGTGGACAGTTGTATCACAAGCAATTGGCATGGTAATTTATAAAGCTATGACCAATGGTGACGATGATGATCCAGAATCTATCGCCAAGTCTTTTGCCGAAGAATTTGTACAACAAGGAACTATGGGGATTCCATTAGTAAGAGATATAGCCACTATGGGTATGAAATTTATTTTAGGAGAACGTCCATACAATAAAGGTAATACCGTAATGGGATTAAGTATCTTTGAAAAATTATGGGATACAGGACAAGCCATTTCTAGTGACAATAAGGATTTTGTAGATGTAGGTCGTTCGCTCAGCCAAGTTTCAAACCGTGTAACTGGTTTTAGCGATACTGTGACCGACGCCTTCTGGACGTTATTACGTGTAGGAGTAACGGATACAGACGCTCAAATCGAAGATGTATTCATGTCTATTCTGTTAGACAAGCGTTTAAAGACTAAAAAAGAAAAGAAGAAGAAAAAATAAAAGTAAGGACTACCTAATTTCAGGTAGTCCTCTTTATATGCAAAGAAAGGCGGGATATTGTGATTCCACAAGTCAGCAATCCAACAGTTCAATACCAATGTGATGGAGTGAATAAGGTCTTTATTTGGCCGTATGACTTTAATGATATTAAAGACGTATCAATCATCCTAATTGATGGTGATGGCAAGCAGTTTAAACAGTCAGGAAATATTGCATATGACGCACAAAATAAAACGCTGACATATCCGAGTGTAGGTGATCCGTTGCCGGCTGATTACAAAGTTATATTGATCAGACAAACCCCAATTTCTCAGACCACAGAACTTGCTAATAAATGGCCGTATAACCATATTGAAAATATGAGCGATAAGGTTATTTTGATTCTACAAGAATTAAAAGAACAATTAGATCGCACATTGCAAATTCGTGTAGGCGCTGATGAAGATCCAAATCAAGTTGCACGTGATATAGTCGATAATTCCATTGAGGCGGCTAAAAAAGCAATTGCAGCTGCATTAACTGCAGAGACTAAGGCAAATGAAGTGCAAGATAATGCAACAAAGCTAACAGCTATTAACGACAATATTAATGTATTATCTCAAACGGTGGATGATAAATTAGCGACTGCAAATACAGCTCTTATCCAAAGTGCTGATACATTTGAGAAAACCCAAGTACTTGCAGATAATACGAAAGCATATGCTGCGCAGGCAGAATCGAATAAGAAACAAATTAATGATTTAATATCTAAAGCAGACACGATTAAATCAGACATCGATAATAAACAAATCGCAAGTACAGGTAATGCTAAAAAGGCGGAAGATGCTGCCAAGCGTGCTGAAATAGCAGCATCGAAAGCCGAGGAAATAGCCGTTCCCGGCGGTAAAGGGATTGTAACTAAAACAGAAGCTGATGCTAAATACATTGGAAAAGAATCACTAAATGGTATTGTGTCGGTTAAAGACTTTGGTGCAGTTGGTGATGGTGTAGCAGATGATACGGCTGCATTTAAACGAGCTAATGATAATCTAAAGAATAAAATCTTATTAGTGCCAAATGGGCAATATAAACTGACTGAACATTTAACTTTTAATACAGTAGGTTCTGTCATGGATATGGGTGTATATACCAACATCAAGCCGTATTATCCTACAGAAACACCAATGTTAAAAGGTGCATCCAACATAGCATTCGTGAAAAACATTACGTATGATGCAGAAGTTAACCAATGCCAAGGGTTTACTTACAATTCTAAAAAGAATGTATTTGTACTGGCTTGTATCAATGGTGAAGGTACTAATCAAATTCTTTATGAACTCAATCCTGACACCTTTGAAAAAGTAGGGACCTATAAATTTACGGATTCTGAGCGCCTAGGGCATTGTAATACGATGACGTACAATCGCTTTACCAATAAGATTTACATCACAAATGGGCTAAAAAACGGAAATAATATAACGGTTATTAATGCGGATACTATGGCAATTGAAAACACTATTACATTGCAAGAAAAAGTATTCAACATTGACTACGATCCAATTACAAGGACTTATGTTTCCATTGTCCCTATCGCAGGCAATCAACGAGTTCGGACAATCAATTTATACAATGATGACTTTAAAAAGCTCAAGACTTATCAAGTAGATTATGTATATCCGGATATGAATAATAACGGGGCCTTTATGTTAAACGGCGCAATCATGTCAGCAACATTAGGGAGCTTAGTTGAATGCACTCCGTTTGGGACGGTTAAACAGATCATTGAAATTAACCGTGAAACAGAAATAGAAGACATCGCTTACTACAATGGCAAGTTCTATTTTGCTGTGCTTACTCAAAAACCAAACAAACGTCACCAAGTAGATATTTTTGTAGGTGACCCAAATTACGATTTTGAAAACTCAATCAATATGCAACGATTGAAAAACCTTGATTATTTAGGGTTGAGTGGCGGCAAGATGAAGGGCCCTATTATCATGCCCAATAATACATCTGTGCAAGTAACAGATACAAACGGCGCAGCACATCATGCGGTTAAGATGTCTACTGGCAATAGTATGGAATTTGGCATGAGTGATAACCGTACCGTATTTCTCGGCACATCGTTAGGCTACTACGACAAGAACAAAAACAAAACTTTTAAAGTACTAACTGAGGACGATGTATCCGGTACCAATACTGGCGGACTAATGTTAAAAGAAGATGCCGAAAAAACGTATGTAAAGAAAATCGGGGATACCATAAATGGTAATTTAGTTGTAGATATTATTAGTGGACCTAAATACAACCCTGACGATTTTGTAAAATCTCCATCAAAATTTACTGGACTAAAAGTTGGTGAGGCTAACGAGGTTATGATTGGTGGGAGAAAATGTTGGGGCACATGTATTTCTATTCCTTGGAGTAATTCTAATGATAATCGTGTATTAGGGTGTCAACTATATTTCGCAAATTCAAACGACATGTATATACGGTTTGATAATGATTCATCTGAATTTCCGTTAGAATGGCGCCGAGTTGCTACATTCAAATTAAATGGACATTTATTATTTGCAAACGGTGCAGAATTGTGGGTGGAATAATGGCAGTTATCAAAACCAAGACGCCTAATGGGCAAATACAAACATACAATTTAACAGAAAACGCACAGGACACGGGTGGTAATTACATCCGTGTCCGTTTTAATGGACAGGATTTATATGCAAGGGTTTCTGGGAATGTAACCCCTTTAAATGTTGTAAAACCGAATGGTGACAGAGGGTATGTTCAATATGACCCAATTACATTCAATACATGGAAATGGGAAGCACGTAATGTCGAAGCGTTCAATAAATGGTACGTATATTTACCGAAAGGAAAATACAGGGTGCTTACTGAGGGGCGGCACAAAGAATATAACGATTTAATTATTCAAAATTCAAAAACTATCGAAATTACAGTTACAAACCATAGAAATTCTAATGATTTGCATTACCTTATGTTTAATATCGACAATCAGATCCAAAAGCGTATTTTAAAAGGAAAGGGTACAAATCGTGTAATTATTGAAAGGACAGGAAACATATGATTGAAATCTTCGCTCCGCCACCACCTATTATGGTGGGATTAAATGAACATGAACTTGTACAAATATCATTAGCTATATTTTGTACATTGATATTGGTATTTGTTGATACGATATTGCGCATCTTAGTCGAGGTGCGCAATTTTAATATTGCGACAAATAGGCCCTGTACAGTTACCAATACCCTATTGGCCATACTTTGGCGTGGATGGGGATATGTTGAAATCAATGGAAAGAAACATAGGTTCCTAGTCAGTAATAAGTTGCGAGCCGATATGACAAAAAAACTTGTAAAATCCTATCCTTGGTTATTTGTATTGTCGTTTATCTTACTTACATTGCCGGATGTGGAATTTATTTTCTTAGGCCGGCTCGATACGTTTTTAAGCACAGGGATGTACCTTATCCCAATTGTAATTGAGTTAGCATCCTGTGTTGAAAATATGATTGAACTGGAGCTAGTGGAATCGAGGTGGTTTAAACGTGCGATTGGTTTAATTCAGCAATTAATAGCATTCATTAAATCTGTAAAAGAGGCGATTAAATGATTGAAAAAATTAGTATTCGTGAGGTGTTAACAATCCTCATCCTAGGGGCGGTCAATATAATGGCCGTCCTTTATGGTTATAACGAATTGGCCATGAGCATTTCCTCCGGACTCGTTGGCTATTTAGGAGGACGTGAATCAAATAGGAAGGAGCAAAACAAATGGAACTAGGAAAATTAAGTGCTGTGTATGAAAGCAATGGAGACCCGGCTATTGTATCTACAGGAGAGGGGGACCTTGGGGGTATATCGTATGGTGCTTATCAGTTAGCAAGTAACTGTGGGAGTGTGGATGCATTCCTTGGTTGGGGCTTGCGACAAGAAGATGGATTTTACAAAGATTATGCAAGAGCCCTTCAAAGTGCTGGACCTATTAACTCCGATGAGTTCATAAGTAAATGGCAAGAACTAGGAACTGTGGATCCTAACGGTTTTATGGAAATGCAGCACGACTACATTAAATATGCTTATTATGATGTGGCATGTAGTGAATTAGCCAATCAATTATTTGATGTTAATATCCATAGCCGAGTATTACGTGATGTTGTATTCTCCGCAGCTGTTCAGTATGGTCCGGGTGAAGTTGTTAATCTTTTTAAAGAGGCAATGCAATATGTTCCGGGTTGGGAGCCTGATTGGAACTTATCCTATGTGAATGACATTAAATTTGACTGGGATTTAATTAATGGGGTTTATGAACAACGGAAGCTGCATCCATGGAACTATGAAGGTAATCCAGATTGGTTGCGTGAAAATCTTGTTGAACGGTTCGATGCAGAAAAAGCGCAAGCATTAGAAATGTTCTCGCAAGAAATGCAAGAAAGGGGTCTATGATGAGCCTTTGGACTTTTAAGGTATTATGTTACATAAAACGACATAAAATCCTCATAGGTGGGCTAATTTTAATTATTTTAGCTATTGTAGGGGTATCTATATATAATTCATATCAAGTCAAAAAGCCTGTGTTACTGAATCAGGAACAAGTAAAGGATCCTGTAAAATTAGCTAATGCTATTCATATTACCAAAGATGAAGCACAACAAGTTGTTTCCAAGCTGGAAACGGCTCAACCTGTATCCACTTATTATGTGCAAGCTCCTACGGTTGAACAGGCAGCTAAAGACACGCAGCAAGCTATCAAACGTGATGACCCGGCATTACCTAAAGCAGTGACTGAAAAGTCAGATAGAACTGCTGTTGTTGCTAATACAGACCAGCAAAAGGTGGACGTTTATAAAATCAACCTAAATAAGGCTCATAAGATTAAAGCTGGTGTGACGGTATTAGACAGTAAGGCCTATGAAACTATTGGCTATCAAGCAGGCAAGGTTGAATTACTAGCACACTTTGACGGACAGCATTTTGAAGGTGGTAGTGTTCTGTATACAGTAAAGGAATGGTGA